CGAAGGAGCTGTACGATCCGGTGATGCGCGTCGCAGCAACGTGAGACGTGTACCCTTCACGCAACGCCACTCCGTGCGAGTTTGTAAAATCAACATTGTCCGCGATAGAACACCAGGACCATGTACGGTTCTGATCAGTTCCAGTCCCGGTCCCACGCATAGGGTCTGAAACATTATTAAGCCCGTCGAAGGTACGTAGCGTTTTAATAGAGCTAGTCTGCATTTACGACAGCCCGGATATTTCAACAGAAGACCCACCCCCTATGTTCGGGACAACGCCATATGCCGTTCCATAACCAGGTTTCCACCACCAGCCCGGTATTTCGACAATAGTCCCATCCCATGTATTCGGGACAATGCCGCATGGGCTTCCATCGACCCCATTGTGGAACTGGTGGGTAAAACGCACCGCCTTGTTGGGAAACGCCTCCGCAGCGGAGAGCAACGCAGACTTAGTAATCTCATCCATATGTGGTCTCCTGATAGCGTGCGCCTACGACAACCTAACAGATTGATACAACGAGTATATCATGAAACCTTACTTCTTCTTACCGTTAGCGGAAAGTTTCTGAAACTTCTCGGTTCCGTATTTCTTGCGGCCAATAGCTGCAGCCAACCCGGCAGGGTCTCCCACACCTTTCTTGGCCAAAGTTTTTTCGAGCGAAGCGAAGCGCTTACCTGAACCTAATTTTGGTTTTGCCATTTTGTGTCTCCTTGGTTATGAATATCCCACTCTCTCAGCGCGTCGATTCGCGCCCTGCATTGCTCGTAGAGGTCTGCGGCATCGACGATCCAGGTTGCAACGTCGGTGTCCGTGCTGTCGTTGGTATCTGTGGTAGCGGTGGTAGTTGCTGGAGCAACGCTGCCGGAGGATGAGGGCAACTTGATACCGAAAGCGGGGGATTGCTGGAGCATGCTGCGAGCGTTAGCAGACAGGCAAGTGCGGCCAGTAGTGGCGGTTTTAATGTCATTTCGGAGTCTCCGGTTAGTAGTTTCGAGATCGGCTAGGCGAGTTTCGCGTTCTGCCAGCGCCTGATCGGCAGCGTGACTTGCCGTTTCAATACGGCGGCGGGTTTCTTCGGCGGCTGCTGTTTCGCGCTTTGCTATATCGGCTTTGAGCGCTGACACCTCAGCTACCTTTGCGCGATGCTCCCATGTATAACCGGCAGCCAAGCCAAAAACAAAGAGCAGCGCGGCTGCGATGATTGGTAACGGATTCAAGGTTATTCTCCTACACACATTTTATATTCTGCCTGGCGGCGCTTGGTAAGCCCCGGCAATTCGCGCCCACCAGCACGGTTCCATTTCAGCAATTCCTTGCATGCTCCGTCATAATCAGGCGGTGTCTGCTTGAGCTTCTTCACTAGCGAGGAATGACAAGCATTGCCCACACCGACGTTGTAAGTCCACGAAACATAAGCGTCCCATTCACCCTTACTCAGTGGCACATCGCCAATGCACCCAGCCAGCCCTTTAGCGTGAGCGTCTGCATCGCGCTGGAGGGTTATCACCGCACGCACAGGATCGGTTTTATCCCCGCGTTTTACAGGCCCGGATGTTGTCCGGGTAGCTCCAAACCCTATTGTCTGCACCCCTACACCATCGTCGTATGCATCACCACGGTAGCCCTCATAAGCAGCAAGTGACGCAATGACAGCAGCAGTCGCGCCGACAGTTTTCCATGTCGATGCAGGAATGCGCGGTTGCTCAGGCATCGTCGTCGCCAAGCGTATTTGGCTGACGCACCAGGCGAGAAACCACTACTGCAATGGAAAGCGCCACTGTCAAAACTGCGAACAATCGTGCGTCAATCATGCCCATGAATACAGGCATAGCAATGAACATCCCATTGAGCGCAGCCGTCAACAGGGCGAAGCGCACGCTCCAGGCGTGCACTAGAAGATTCTTCCAGTCTGTATATAGTTTCATCGTGACTTCTCCTTCACATCGTGCATCTTAACCCACGCGCCTATATCACTAACGTCTTTCTTGATTGTGACGATCTCGTTGAATGCAAAACTTATCAGCAAAATGGCAATGGCCTGAACAGCTCCAAGCACACGAGCCGCCACTCGCCACATTCCTTTTCCTTGGTTCAGCAGCAATTGCTCTCGCTCGGTGTATGCTTCATAAGCCGTCAAGTGGTTGTCGAGCTTTTCTGCTACTTCGTTGATGATATGAGTGTTGGCGATCAGTGATTCGTTGATCTGCTGGAGGACAATCAGAAACGCCCGATCTTTCGGATCGTTAGCCTGCTCGATAAGAACAAGTATCTTATCTTGTGACACGTCAGTTGCCCTTCTATTATGTAGTTCTGTCATTTCTAGCGCTCGTCTGGTAATTGTTAGCGCGGCGTCACCAAGTTACGGCCTGCACGTCTGATACCGTAGTTGCAGAACGTACTGCGGATTTCTGCGTCTGAAAGCGCCGAAATGCTTCCGCTGCCTGCGTTCCGATGGCCTGGGCCAACCCCTGCATGTCTGCATAGGTGAACGGAACACGCGAGTTGTCAGCGGCCACCCAATAGAATCCTGACGGAACTACCTGCGTTTCAGCAAACGCTAGAAGCATGGATTGCAAGTTTGCTACGCTTCCGGGATCGGACTGATAGGTATTGGTGCTACCATCATTGCTTGTGTAGCTCACGGGCTTTTGGATAGCCTGCTGGTAGGACTGACGGATCGCGGCAATCTGCTCGGATTTTGCTTGCTGTAGCGTAGGAGGTTTGCGCACAATCTCCGTTCCTGTCCATATAAATGCCGACGGATTCGCCAATATCGTCATTAGCATGTCTGGCGGTACTGGGATCGCATCGCCTTCCGCTATTCCTGGTGAGATTTTCGTGATGTTCCCTGATATATCAACCACCATGTTCCAACCTGATGTTGTATCCATCATAGTCCCTCGATTTTTATAAGTCCGCTGTATGTTGTCGTATTGTTAGGAGCGGTGATTGTTAACGCAGTTGTGGAAACAGACAAAGATAGACCGGTTGTGTTGGTCGTTATTACTGGCGTATTGGCGAACGCCACTGGGAAAGTGATCGTCTGATTTGTCGTGGAGTTATTTTCGTAACCGTTTGCGTAAGCAGCAAAACTTTTATAAACACCTTGAAACGGCATCGTCCACAGGATATTTCCTGCTGTGGTTCCAGAAAGCGTCGTGCTGTTGCTTGATTGGACATTTTTTCCGCGAATCCCACCGTTGGCGCTACCTTGTGTATTGATGTCTATTGCGCCTTGTGGGAATCGAATACTAAGCGTCCCATATGTCGTTAAGTTGAAACTAAATATCCGCGCATCAGACGATCCAAACGTGTAGCCGCTTACTGCGCTCGGAGCGGTAGCCACAAGTATGTTTTGAGCATCCCCGTATACATTATTTCCGCCCCCGGTAAAAGAACCTCCCCAATCTGGAGTTGCGTATTGAAGACCATTCCCACCACCACTACTTATTATCAATCCTAGTGTTGCCGCTTCTCCTGTACACGTTACAGTAACAGCGGGTGACGACCCAACGGACGTGAATGTGAATAAATAATCCCCAAACCCTCCTTTAGGAATCTTTCTGTTTGGCGCGGTAGTGGAAATCGTTACACCATTACCTGCAGCAAGGGATGCATATCTTCCGCCTGCGCTTTGATCGTTGTTGATGAGTCGGAATGTGAACGACGTTCCGACGGAAGCGTTCGGCATTGCTGCCAATATGTTTGCTGCGGTATCGGTGGTGACAGTAAAGTCAGCTGTTTGTGTTGCCCCATCAACGAGATACCCAGACACCAATTGCGCAGCTGTGGCCGTGATGTTTCCGGCAGTCGTAGTTGATGAAACGGATATCACAGACGATACGAACTTGGGAGCGCTACTTACCCATTTCGATCCGTCGCTAGACATCATGTAACCCGCTGCTCCAGGGGACGATATACCTGTACCGCCGTTAGCAGCGGGTATTACATCTCCGGCAGACATTTCTTTCGTCGTACCAGCGTAATTAGCCAGTGGTATTTTTGTCGCCATGACTTAAGCCAGAACGAGCACGTCTCCGGGATTGAATGATAGTGTAGTCGCATTGATCGCAGTCCCAACGTGCTGCACTACGTTGCCGGAACCAGACGGTGCCGTTGAAGTGACCCCACCTGCGGTTGTTGCCAAGAAATACTTTGCCCCTGGAGTAAGTCCAGACATCTGCGTGTTGGACTGCGATGTGCGGTACACCGTAGCGTTTGCAGGTGCGGTAACGGCAGCCAGAACAAAACCCATCGCCTCTTTCCCTGCGGTTGTGGCATCGGCTTTTCTGGCGTTTGCGGCACCAGAGTTTGTCCATATATTAACCAGATCGCCAGCTGCCAGATTTTCAGATGCCGGAATGACATCAGATTCTGCACCAACGCCAACTGGCATCATGCTGGTGTCGAATCTACCAGACGGATCGAGCGCGGGGATTTTTCCAGCATCGGCTGCGCCCGCCGATGTTTGAATCGCTACAACTTCAGTCAACACGCCTGCATTGTTTTGGATGTATTTGTTTCCAGCCATGATGTTCTCCTAGTTCAAAATTATCGGTTCGCGTAAATTGATGAATACCTTTGTAGCGGTGATCGGGAAAGCGACTACCTGGCTGAATCCAGTCACCGGCGCAACCTGCGTCAGCATCCCTGCCGACGATAGCCAGATCGGTGTATCAAGCACCCACGACCAAGATGGTTCTGTCATTTCCCCGCCAGTCTGAATCGTTGCAGTATCACCCATAGAGGCCGCCCCGGTTGTCATGCCAAGCACCTTGTTGGCATGGCTGAGTACCGTGTTATCGGCGTAGACGGCTTTTCCCGTGTCATCCAGCACCACCATGCGGTGTCCGCCGAGCGCTTCGCCTGCCTGGTATTGCAGTGCAATCCCGCCTGTTGGCCCTGGAGGCCCTGGAGGCCCTGATGGGCCTTGCTCTCCTCCGAATATAACCTGCCGTTCAACAAGCTCAACTACCGATACCTGCCTCTCATCAATCACTACAGGGTGCACTTCAATAACCTCGATCACGTTGTAATCTCTCCAAGCACTACAACATCTTCAATCGGGTTTCCGCTATCTGCCATGATCTTGCTGACATGGCCGGAAGCAGTCGTGACTAACTCGATGTCGCTGACGCCCTTGCGCCATGTAATCGCTGCGGTAGCTACGGCAGAGATTGTCTCGGTGATGGTATGGTTCACGTTGTCGATTGTCAGCCCACCGTTTTCTGTCGTCAGACTGAGCAGCACCGTTCCGCCTTCCTTGTCCTTGATGCTGCGACGTGCAGTGCATCCTGACATGTCAATTGGCGTGAAGTATTGCAGATAGCCACCGGAGGTGTAGGCGCCGAAGTCCGATGCGTTCACGTCATTGATTGTTATCGTATTCGCGTCTACTACCGTAACCTTACGGTAAGCCGTCAACTTCGGCTCGCCCTTTGAGTCCAGTTCAGCGTTTATCTCCCGCATACCCTTGACGGAAACGACCGCGGTGAACTGCCCAGTAACAAGCGTATGCCCAGGTGCTGTGATCCTTACTGGCGCGGAATTTGTGATAGCCGTGATGGGGATGTAAATATACGGCTTGGCCGTTGGCCTGAGCACGCGGCTGTATGTTTCTCCCCTGATTATCGTGATGGTCATGCCTACGCCCTAAAACAGGTTGACACTAGCAGTTAGCACCTTATACCGCACATAATAACACAAATCAAGTCCATCCAAATGCCACTGCTCGCTTTACCTCGCGCCGAGCTGACGCTTTCAAGGCTGCGCCGAACACGGAGTCTATGTGCAATACGCTGTACTGACATGCGTCGGCGATATGGCTGTGCTGGTTTTTATCCGGCTTGTCCTCTATCTCCCCATTAGTCTTGGCGCGATACCTGTACCCCCCACGCAACGCACGTATGAGATCAGTGGCCCCTGGGTCGATCAACCAGGCAGCCTCTCCGTCTATCTGGCGTGACAGAAGATTCTCCACAGCAGCGATTCGCGCAGTAACGGAGTTCGTCTTGGCCGCTATCGCGGTAAACCCCTCGCTCTTGAGGATATCAAACGCGCTGCGCTCGTCGGTCTGCGCGCGCTGTACTCCCGCAGGGTCCCCGATTACAATCACAGGGTGGCCGGGAAACTCATTAT